CATGAAGAGTGGATAGCGTTTAGAGTCTATGCAATCGTCCGGGATGCGACACCTACTGACCAGGAGCTGCTCCCGGCCCTTGCCCACGATCCAGTTCGGCGGCTTGCCCCGGCCCGTCCACGTCGCACCGGTGGCCGGGTCGCGGTACTTCGGGGCGCCAACACTGGCGGCCTTGGCCTTGCCCTGGGGGAAGACATCGGCAGCGGTCAAGCCGTGCTCTGCGATCAGCGCGCGGGCCTGGGCAATGCCCTCGGCTTTGTGCTCGGCCTGGGCCTGGGCAATCTGGGATTCGAGTTGAGCTTTTTGTGCGAGCAGGTCTTTGTAGGTTGTCATGTCGGTATTCCTTGAGATGAGCTGCGGGAGCCGAAGGGGTGGCCCGGGTGGGCCACCTGGTGATCAGCTGTTGACCGAGAAGGCGCCAATCAGCACGTCCGGGATTTGCTGGTCAGGGACCCCGCCATCGCCATCGGCCACCGGCGCGAAGCTAGCGCGCACGACGTGGGCGAATTCCTCGGCCATCTGCTCCTCGTGCAGCTCCAGCCCCAGGATGCCCATGGAGAAGGTGGGTTCGCGCTGGGATGTGAGGATCGCCACGCGGACGTAGAAGGCGCGCTCGGCCAGTTCCTTGTAGGGCTTGGTGGTCAGCTTCAGGAAGGCCGGCAGCACCGCATCAGCCCGGTTCGTTTTGGCCGCCACGCTTTCCATTTCGCTGCGCTCTGCGGACAGGGCCTCGACGGTGGTCGTGGACTTGTTGAGTTGTTCGATGCTGACGCTGCGGATGCCATTGACGACGTGGCCGATGTTGAGCTCGCCCAGGTCCTTGTCCAACGGAATCACCACGTCGCGCCACTCTTCAAGCCATTCAGCCAGCACCTTCTGGCCGCGCACCTGGCTGACCAGGTTGCGCAGCGAGGTGTAGAGGGCGGTGGCCTTGAGCTTCACCAGGGCCGTGTTGTCGCCATGGCCGGGCTCGGCTGGAGTGCCCTGGTTCAGGACGGCCTTCGCGGACATGCCCTCGGCGTTCACATAGATCGTGCAGCCGTTCTCACGGTGCTGCCGCACGTAGCGGGAGAAGTCCTCGACGTAGGAGGTGCTCATGCTGTTGCGAGCGCGGCGGCGCAACGGCAGATAGGACTCCAGGCTGGTGAGGGTGAATTCGTCGGGCAGGGCCACCACCGGCTTGCCGGTGGTCAGCGCGTGCTGCACGGACTGGTTGCTTTGTGCAGTGGCTTCGGTCTGGGTCAGCTGCTGGATTGCGGATTGATCGAACATGAAAAGTCCTCGGTTTGGGCAAAAAAAATGCTCGCGGCTTCGGGAGCGGCGAGCAGGGCACGGGAAAGGCGACAGGGGAGGTGGCTACGCGCCTCGGGGGATGAGGTCCATCTGGGCCTCGGGCATGACGGTCAGCTTGCCGAACTTGCCGACGTGCATCACGGTCTCGCGGGATACCTTCTCGCTGGCCTCGCCGTCGAGGGTTGGGCGCGAGAACTTCATGGCGTGCTTGATCGTGACCTGGTGGGTCTTCTTGATTTTGCTGATGTCCAGCTCGATCGTGATCTTTCCCTTGCGCTCGTTGTCCACGACAGCGGCGCTCACGGAGCCCAGAGCGCGGGCGAGCATCAGCATGAACTGGCCGCCGTCAAACTCGCCCAGCACCTCGGTGGGGTCGTTCACGATGGAGGAGGCGGAGCTGTTGGCCGCCACCTGGCTCGGCGTGGGGCTGGAGCTGGCCGGCGCAGTGCCGGCACCGGAGTTAGGGCCGTTGGCGGGGGTGGGAATGGTGGAGGACATGCCTTCTTCCTTCGGGACAAGAAAAAGCCCGCGCGTGGCGGGTCGGTGGATGAAACAGGGGGTGTCAGGCTGCAGGTTCGTCGGTGACGGCCAGGGCCTGGCGCATCGTTTCGTAGCCGTCGAACAGCGCCGCCAGCGGGCCGCCCGCGTCGGCAATCTGGGTGGCCAACTCCACGCCGGCTGTGGCCAGGGCACAGCCCATGGCGTACAGCCCGCCATGGAGGGCGCCCGCGTTGCCGCTGTGCTCGCGGTAGGTATTCAGGATCTCCATGATCGGCAGGGCCACATGGGTCATCGCGTGGGCGTGGCCGTTCAGGCCGATGCTGGGAATGTTCTGCAGGCCTGCCTGGCAGGCGGGTTCCGTATGGCTCATGAGCTGGTGCTCCAGGTCAGAAAAGGGGTGCTCCGGACATGGCGACCGCAGCGGCGATGCCAAAGGCGGAGAAGGCGGACCAGAGGAAAAAGCCGAAAAGTTTGCTCATGGCAGTTCGCGCAGGCATTCCATGGATTGCGGGCCGATCCAGACCACGGCATGGCCGGGCGGGCAGGCCTGAGCGGCGCTGTGCGCGCGCTGCACGTCCGCTGCGCTGGCCGCGGGCTCCTGGGCCGCACCGGCATCGGCGCAGGCGCTGAGCGCCAGGGCGACGAGCACGGCTAGGCACAGCAGCAGCCAGCGGCCGGGCGTGGGCGCCGGGCCCGGCTCGGCCACAGGACCAGGGAGAGAGGCCGTGCGCAAGAAGCGCGCATCCGGGTCAGGGTTATAGGGTTCGGTGGGGATCACTCGTTGCATTTGGGCTCTCCTGAAACGACAAATCCGCCGGGGGCGGATTCGGTGGGGTTGCTGCTTGCCGCTGCCGGCGCTGGGCCTCCTGCTCGGCGATGAGGCGTTCTTCTTCACGCCAGTCGGCATATGTCTGCGGCTCATACGCGGTGCGGCCGCGTTCGCCGCGCAGGCGGTTGAATCTGAATCTCATGGTGGATTCCAAAAAAGAGCCCGCCCCACATTTCTGCAGGGCGGGCAAAGTGCCGCACAAGGCGACCCCACGAAACAAAAAGGCCCTGCAACTGGTGAAGCTGCAGGGCCTTGGTGGAAAGTGCCGATGCCTGAAAGGCGTGCCTGGGAATTAGAGAGGGAGGGAGGAGGAACCCAGGCTCGGCGTGAAACTGTTGAAGTCAGTATGCCCCGCCCATGTTCAGGCGAACATGAACAGGAGGTAAAAGGAGGTAGGGATCAGTTGCAGAACTGACGCTCACAGGGAATGCCATCTCCATCCCCGTCCATCTTGGTGCCGGGGCAGTTGCGGAGAAAGAATTTGGCTTCTTCGCAAGACGTCATCTGCGAGCAGTGCGTGCGACCATCGCAGGTGTATTTGGGTGCGCCCTTGGTGCCGCGGCCGACATCGATACTACGGGCGCGCGGTTCGGTGAGCAGCAGATTGGGCACCATGCCGCCAGTCTTGGCCTGATAGGCCGTGTACGCCTTCCAGGCCGCCACTGCGAGCAGCACGTAAACGACGAGTCTCAGCATTGAATGCCCTCTCTTGTTGTGTTTGATATGGCGGGCATCGTATCGCAGCCCACCCTCGGCTGAAGGGGGAGTGTTCGCACATGCAAAGCGCCGTCTGAGTTACATTTGAATTTGCTGAGTCAAGAACTTCCTGTCGAAAAGGTAAACAAGAGTTGGATCGACGTCTTTTAATTCAATCGGTTCGACATGGCTACTGGTACAACTGCCTCCAGGAGGCCTTGTACCGACGAACTGTGCTCTTGATCAAATGTGTTCATCTGGTTGCGGCATGTGGTGCCGTGGTCGCTGCGGCGCTTGGGAAGTACCCTGCTTTGATGGGCATCTCCATCGCAGCGGCTGCCGCATGCGGTGGGATCTCTCGTCGAATCGATCCGTCCGCCAAGGTGTGCCACTTCAAGCACTTGAAGTGCAAGTTCCTAGAGCTCCGTGAGCAGGAAAATCAACTCAGTGATGAAGATTTGAATGCGGCCCTCTTTCGCCTTCAGAGCGATGGAGAAAATGAAAAAGGGCTGACCTGGCTGGCCGACCCGGCGACAAACATGGCTCGCAGAGAAATGGGGTACAGAGACCTCAAGGACTTTGCCCGCGTCACCCTTCTTCAGAGCTTGGCAGCGAAGCTGGTTCGTTGACCCTCCTGCGGGAAGGCCTCCTTGTTTCGTCCCGATGCGCTCGGGGAGGGCGTGCTGCATCTGGTAGCAGCTGCGCGGCATCAATATGCCGCACCGTTTTTTTGCTCCGTGGTGCCATCTCACTGCGTTCGTCACCGGAATGCCAGGGCGGTGTTCCATCGTCGGCTCCAAATGCGCTGGCGCGCACCCTTCGCAGCCTCCCGCCTACTCTCTACAGGGCATCCCGCCCGCAGTTCCTTCCCTACGCCGTGAACCGTGCTTTGACGGAGTGGCAACCGCGCGGAGACGCGGCGCGCGGACCTGACCCATGCCCAGGAGCGCCATTTCGACGGACGAATGCCCCTCGGGTGGGGCAAGCAACATCGGCGTGCAGCTTGTGAAAGACCGGGGCTTGCCCGGTCGATGCCGTGGTGCCCAACTTCCCTGCCTGTCCGCATGTGCGGTGCCGGGTCGCTGGAATTTATTGTAAACATGTTTACATGATTGCGTTCAATTATTTGTAGATGAGTTTACATAAAAGCCATTTTTACTTGTCCGGAAGATTCCGCTTGTGGGGCATCTTTGGTCGCAGCTATGATTGTGGCATGTATGGAAACACAGTACTTTCGGACGCGACTGAAGGGCGCACGCTCGTCAGAGTGCGAAGTGCGTGTGAAGCTGAGGCAGAGGTAGAGGGGTGTATCCGGGAGTTGACAACTCAGGGCGTAAAAGCCTTGATCTTCCCGAGCGAGGAGCTGCTTAAGACTTGGCGGACACGTCTTGCAGCACTTGCATGATGGCAGTGCTCGCTGCGTTGAATGCCTTTGCTCGACTGAGCTTGTCCGACTGCGGAATCATGTCAAAAAGCACGCCTAGCTCGACTGCCGCAGGCGTTAGCTCTGAAGGCGCGCTGATCGTAGGCGCCTGTTCCATCTGACCTTCGCCGGTCAGCAGCCACCTCGAATTCACCTTCAGATAAGCGGCAACTTTGTCGTGCGCTTCGGTGCGCAACTTCTGATCCCGCCCCTTTGCATTGGTCAGGATCATGCCAATGTTCTGGACCGAAGTGCCAGCCGCGTTGGCAACGTCCTTGCGCTCGATCTCACGCCCAAGCGTTTCCGATCGCTTCTGCATGGCTTGAAGTAGACGTTCCCCGTAAAGCATGACGCACCTTAATCGTTGGTGTGTAAATTCGGTTGCGTGCTTGTCTGTAAACATGTTTACAATCAAGCATGAAGAAAGATCGTGCTATCGAGCTGCTGGGTGGAACCCCCAAGAAGGCCGCTGAAGCGATGGGCTATCGCGCGGTTCAGACCATCTACCTCTGGCCCGATGTGCTTCCGCAAGCCACAGCGGACCGCGTGATGGGTGTTGTTGGGCGAATGCCAAAGTCGGGAAAACGGCGTCGACGTGCACAGCCCACCCCCCAGGAGCAGGGCCATGCATAAGCCATCTCTCGCCCGAGCTACAGATGCAGCAGAAGAAGCGCTGGCCAAGCTCCGCTTGCTCAGCTCTGAGGCGAATCGCTTGGCTCCTCGCTCTATGGCTGCGCTGAACGGTCGTTCATGTGCTGGAGAAGCGCCGAGAGCACCGGCTCCATATGGGTGCGGAAGGCGGGTGCCAGTCCTGGAGGCACCGTGTTTTCCACATGGTCCATCAGCAGCAGATACCGATCCACCAGGGTGCGTGGATTCGGGTGGCCCGCCGCAAGAGCAAATGCCAGCGACTGCGCGGCGTGCAACTGGCCCCGTACTTCGAAAAGTTGTGTGGCCAGTTCTGCTACTTGCCGCTGGGTGGTTTCTAGCTGCGCATGGACGACCGAAATGCTGACCGAATTCATGTCCGCCCCTCCTGGGAATGGTTGTGTAGGAACTTCCATTCTGCCCCGGGAGGTGGCGGACACCCCTTTCCAGAATCCAAACAAGGAGTAGCCACGCGTGCGTGATGCCCCCGAAAAACTGAGCCGCGCCGAAGCTGCGGCGGCCGCCCGAATACTCGAAGCGCTGAAGGACCTGGAACCCGAGCAGGCCGAGCGCGTGCTGGCGCACGTCCAGGACCAGGTTGTGCCCGACGACAGCCCCATGTTCGCGCGCGGCATTGCTGGCCCGCTGGGCAAGCTGGACATCCCGCTGCGCACCAAGGTGGACGAGGCCACGGCCGATCTGTTCCTGCGCCACTGCGGGCAGCAGGCCACGGACACGTCCATGGTGCTGCGCGACTGCGTGTACGCCCTGGTTTACGGCAAGACCTATCGGCAGATGTTGGTGGAGAAAGTGAACCATGACGCGCAGCGTACCGAGGCGCTGGCGAAGCTTATAGGGCCTTTTGGTAGCCCCGAATTCGGAGGTCGTGCCGGATGAGCGCAGACGCACAGAACATGCCGCTCCACGCGGCTGCACAGCCCGACCATCGTGAAAAGCTGATCAACACCGCCCGCAAGCTGGGCATGGACGCTGGCCAGGCCTCGCTGGACCTGGTCGAACAGCAAGACCCTGATTTCGGCAAGAAGGCCTACGAGTTCGTGGTGGCCTATGTGCGCAAGCACCGCCGCGTGGCAGGCGAGGCCGTGACGCTGGCTGCGCGCCTGGCGGGCATCCGCCCGAAGGATGACCGTGCCTTTGGCCCGGTCTACGCCAAGGCGATCAAGGAGGGCTCCATCCGCGTCGTGGGCTCCACGCTGCGCACCCGGGGACACGGCACATCCGGCGGCCGCGTGTATGCGCCGGGCAAAGGGAGGGTGAAGCCGTGAGCACCATCATCATGGCGGCCTGCTGGCCGCTGCAGGGGATGAGCCCTGCGCAGAAGGCGGTGTTGATTTCTCTGGCGGACCAGTCCAACGACGATGGCGTTTGCTGGCCAGGCATTGCGACAATCGCGCGCCGCACCTGCCTGTCGGAGCGTGCTGTCCAGGAGGCTATTGCCTGGCTGCAGGCGGTGGGCCTGGTGTTTCGCTCCTACCGCTTCAATTCGAGCACCAGCTACACCATTAATCCGGGCAGCTACAACCCGAAGAATTCCCCGCCAAAGCGCAGCCGCAGCAAAAAGCTTGACGCAGATGGCGCACCGGGTGAAATCGGCGCACCGGGTGCAGATGGCGCACCGGGTGCAAGCGGCGCACCACCCGGTGAGCTAGGCGCACCTCACCCCCCGCAGCAGGCGCACCTCGGTGGTGAGCCAGGCGCACCCAAATCATCAATGAACCGTAAAGGGAACCGTAAGGGAACCCCCAAAGAACCATTCCCGCCGGCTGCGCCGCCGGCTCGCAAGGCGGGTGGCGGCTCTACGGATGCCGATGACACGGCTTTGCAGGAGGCGTGCAGGGCGACCTGGATGAGCTACTGCCAGGCCTACGTGCAGCGGTACGGCGTGAAGCCGGTGCGCAACGCCAAGGTCAACGACAACGTGAAGGCGTTGGTCAAGCGCTTGGGCTACGTGGAGGCGCCGCTGGTGGCGGCCTGGTACGTTGAACGTGTCGGCGAGGCCTATGTGCTGAAGGACTCGCACGGCGTTGGCGCGCTGCTGGCCAAAGCGGAGAGCTACCGCACCCAGTGGGCACGCGGCCAGGCCATGACCGGCACGGCTGCTCAGGCTGCGGACAAGACGAGCGCGAACGCTGACGCCATCGAGGAAGCCAAGCGGCTGCTGCGCGAGCGTGCAGGCAAGGTCCAGGGCGCTGGCAAGGCTGACGAGGGGATCATCGATGGCTGACCACCTCGACACCGACTGGCTGCTGGAGGAACTGGGCGCCACGATGGAGCTGAGCGGCCAGCAGGTCCGGCCTGCTGCTCTGCTGCTCCTGGCGGAGGATCTGGCCCACATCGAAAAGCCTGTGCTGCGTCTGGCCCTGGCCCGCATCCGCGCCGAACATCGCGGCCCGATCCTGACCGGCACCGTGCTGCAGTACGTGGACCACGCCATGGGCCGCATGCTGCCCGCCGAAGCCTATGGCCTGGCGCTGACCAGTGCTGACCAGCAGGCCACCGTGGTGTGGACCGACGAGATTGCCGAGGCCTGGGCCGTGGCCGCGCCGCTGCTGAATGCTGGCGACAAGTTCGGAGCTCGGCAGGCCTTCATCGAAGCCTACGGCCGGATCACAGGCGAAGCCCGTGCGCTGCGCCGCCGCCCCGTGGTGCAGGTCAGCCTGGGGCACGATCCCGAAGCCCGCACCCGCGCCGTGCAGGAAGCCATCACGACAGGCCGGCTGCCGGGCGGGCTGGAGGGGCTCACCGACGACCTGCGCGAGCAGCTGCAGTTGCCGGCGCCGCGCGCAGCCCTGGCCCTGCCGGCGCCGGAGTCTGTGCCCACGGGACCGAAGCGCGCGGTGCTGGCCCAACTGTCCACGTTGCGAGAGGCCTTCGCAATCAAAGCCAGACGCTTCACGCCCCCGCAGGTCCAGGCCCGCGCCGACCGTATGCGCCTGGGCCAGGCCAAACGCCGCACAGCCGCTGCGGTAGCTCAACGAATGCAAGGAGAAGGCGCATGACGCCGAACGAAATGGAACTGGCGCAAGTCGTCAGCGCGCTCAACAGCGAGCGCATGAGCGAGGCTGACCTGCAGGCGATGCTGGGCAGCCAGGAAAAGTTCAAGAGGGTCACGGCGGCGCTGTACAAGCGGGTGCTGGCCAAGCGCTTCAAGATCCCGAATCTGCCGGGCTTCTTCCTGAAGGCGACAGACCCGATCATCGAGCGCTGCCCATGGACGCGCGAGCAGGTGCTGGCGCACATCACGGGCAACCCCTGCACCAGCACGGCGCTGGCCTCGGCCGCCAAGTCCGAGGTGGAGCCCATATGCTTGCTGCTGCGCCGCATGCAGGCCGAGCAGCTGATCAAGATCACGTCCATCCGTGGCAAGGGCCATCGCCGCTGGGTGCCCATGGCGCACTTCGTGCCCAACGGCGGCGAGCGCAAGCCCGTGCGCAACGACAAGCTGCTTTCGCTGATCCGCCGCCACCAGCCGGCCAGCCTGGAGCTGCTGGCCGAGCTGACGGGTCGGGGCCGCATCTACCTGCGCGAGCGCATCCACAAGCTGCGCCGTGCCGGCAAGGTGCAGATCGTCGGGGTGGACGGGGGCTGGCGCTACGCGGCGGCCGGCTACCAGCCCTCGCCCGAGGACATCGGCCGCGCGATCCTGCTGCGCTGCGAGGACGTTGGCGGTGATTGCCTGAAATGGGACGGTGCCCACAACGCCCAGGGCCATGCCCTGATGCGCCATGGCGGAAACACCCAGCGCGTGGACAAGGTGCTGTGGGAGGTCGTGCACGGGAAACGCCTGTTCAAGGGCCACACGCTGGTGCGTACCTGCGAGACGCCAGGCTGCTGCCAGCATGACCACCACAGGGCCACCACGCGCGCCATCGCAATGAAGCTGGCCTTCGCCGCAATCGGGTTTGGCGGTGAAGAACATGGGCGCCGGGTGGCCGCAGCGGTGCGCAATAAGACCGGCTGCCTCACGGACCAGGAGGTGCAAATGATCCGCACCAGTCCGCTGAGCGGTGCCGAGCTGGCCCGCCAGCTGGGCAAGTCCAAGTCCGCAGTGAACAACGTCCGTTCGGGTCGCGCGTACCGCGACTACGGCCCGGTCCACAAGCCCGCCACAGTGATGGGCCAGCTGATGGGGGCTGTATGTCGCTGATCATTGGGATGGACCCCGGAGCCGAGACCGGCATAGCCACGTATGAGGGCGGCGTCCTGGTGGCACTGCAGACCATTGCGGGGCACGAGGTGGAGCGCTTCCTGCGCGCGCTGCCTGCCAGGGTGGAGCGCGTTGTCTTCGAGGACAGCCGCCTGGAAAGCCACCTGTGGAACGCGCGCACAAAGGTTGCCATCGGCGCGGCTCTGGCCACTGCGCGAAGCGTGGGCCAGGTCGATGCGCGCTGTTCGGACATCACGGCCTATTGCGCAGACCTGGGCATCCCCGCCCACGGCATCAGCCCCACGGCCAAGGGCGCGAAGGTGGACGCCCCCGCCTTCGGCCGTATCACCGGCTGGACCAAGCGCAGCAACCAGCACGAGCGCGATGCCGCCATGGTGTGCTGGCCCTACCGCAACGCGGCCCCGCTGAAAGGAGGGCGCCATGCTTGATATCCGCCCAGATCTGCCCCGGCGCGGCATGCGTGGCCAGGAGCGCCCCAAGCAGAAGTACCCGCCGCTGTGGCGTGGCGCCGCAATGCGCGAGCGCATCGAAGGCCCTGATGCCCTGGGCCGCTACCGCTTCTCCATCTGGGCTGAAAACCGCTGCTGCCGCCTGGAGCAGTACGGCCCGACGCGCGTGTGCGTGATGGATGACCATGGCTTTCTGGTGGATGTGGGGCTGGAGGGCGACATCCGATGATCCAGAACCGGAGCACCTGGCCCAGCCGCGGCTTTGGCCGCCGGCCGTCATCCGCCGCCGAAGTCGAGGACCGCGAGGCCCGTCTGGCGCAGCGCGCGGCCCGCGCCATGGACAGCGCTCGCGCCACTGCGGGTTTGGCGTGCACCAGCATCGTTGTGATGGGCGCGGCCAGCACGGGCTTGGCCGTGCCCAAGGCCGAGATTCTCGAATGCGAGGCCTACCGCCGCGCCGTCGCTGCGCTGCCTTGCATCTGGTGCGGAATCTCCGACTTCAGCCAGCACGCCCATCTGAACCTGGGCAAAGGCTTCGCGCTCAAGACGGACGACCGCACTGGCTTCCCCCTGTGCTGCACGCGCCCCGACATCGAGGGATGTCATGTCGCATACGACCAATACCGCCTTGTTGACGGCGGCCGCGAACAGCACCGCGTCTACGGTCTGCAATGGGGCCGCATCACCCGGCACACGATCGTCGAATCCGGCCAATGGCCACAACGCCTGCCTCTTTGGAGCGAAAACGAATGAACACACAGCCGGTAACCAGCACTGAGCGTGTCTATGAAGCCGTGCGCGAGCTGCGAGCCCAAGAGCAGATAGCAACGCGCGAGACAGTGGCTGACCTGACAGGACTGAAGCTCCAGATAGTGGACGACAGGCTCCGAACGCTGGTAGATGACGGCCGACTCAAGCGCCTTCTGCGCGGCATCTACGAGATGGTGGAGATATATCCGCCTACGCGAGCGATCAGCAAAACTGTCCTCTCGAATGGCTGGGTCAAGTATGAAATGGGGGATGAGGTATTTACGCTGTCCCCAACAGAAGACCGCGTGCTGGCCATGCTGACGGCAGGGGCTGCGACTCAGGCAGCTGCCATCGAGTCGGGGCGTCAGCATTTGTTCTTGGCAACTGAGCTGGCTGCGCGGTTGGAGAAGCTGCAGCAGGAGATGAAAGCACTACGCGCCGCTAGGAGCGGCGCGCAGCAGCGAGATCTTTTGGAGCATTAGCCGTTGTTCGAGGCGAAGCTCTGACGTGCGATAGAGAGGTGATGGGCTTGGGCGGGACTCAGTTTCACGCGGCCGAACTCGACGGTCACGTTCGTCCTCTTGTTGGCCTCGTCGTATTCTGCGGACAGTCCACAGCTGTTGAAGGAATCGATGATTTCTTGGCGGAGTTGCGGGTGGAGGCGGTCGCGACCCGTGGCCTCCTTCAATTCCGTGTCGGGGATGACGAAATCGTGGGTACGCTGATTTGTCTCAGAAGCCTCCTCGATGCTCGAGTTGACCATCGCCCGAACGGCTGCGTCAACGTACTTGTGGTCTTTAGGTGTCATGGCCGAAGCCCTCCATAGGAAAAGGTTAAGAAGTTGCAGCTACCTTGAAAGGGTTGCTGCGATGTTATTGTAGCTTTCTTAGAGAATCGTTGCAATGTTGTTGCGGGATCTGAGTACGAGCCCTGTATAGGGCTGGCGCCGTTCGAGGGGAGCGACCAGACTGTGCTGTATGTCAGCGCCTCCCACGGGAAAGAAGCCCGCACCCCGCAAGACCACGAACACGAAGAAGCCTGCTGTCCCTGCCAAGAGGGCCGCAGGCAAGCCCGTGCCCGCCACAAAGCGTGCGCCGGCCAAGAAGGCAGCGGCCAAGAGCGCTCGCAAACCGCGTGCAGCTGCGAGGAAGGCCGAGCCGCAACTCGGACTCACGGAGAAGCAGCAGCGCTTTGTCGATGAGTACCTGGTAGACCTCAACGCCACCCAGGCAGCGATCCGGGCTGGCTACAGCGCTGACACAGCTGGCTCCATCGGCCACGAGAACCTGCAAAAACCTGAAATCGTGCTTGCCATTGCCGAGGCCAGGAGGGCGCAGCAGGAGCGCACGCAGATCACCGCTGACCGTGTGGTGATGGAGCTGGGCCTGATCGCCTTCGCAGACGCCCGCGAGCTGGCCGAGGTGAAGACCGGATGCTGCCGGCACTGCTGGGGCGAAGGCTTCCGGTTCCAGCGCACCCTGAGCGAATACAACCTGGACCGCGAGGACTGGCTGGAGAAGGGCAAGGACCCAATGCTCTTCGAGGAAAAGGGCGGCATCGGCTACGACTCCCTCAAGCTGCCGCACCCCGAATGCCCAGAGTGCGGCGGCGATGGCCAGGCCCGCGTGGTGCTCAAGGACACCCGCCGCCTGAGCCCCCAGGCCCTGGCCCTGTATGCCGGCGCAAAGATGGGCAAGTACGGCGTGGAGGTGATGTTCCATTCCAAGATGGATGCCGTGGAGAAGCTGGCGAAGCACCTGGGCATCTACGAGAAGGACAACGAGCAGAAGACTGATCCGCTCACCTCCCTATTGGCTCGCATTGCCAGCGGCAACAACAACGGGTTCAAGACCGTTCAGGACGATCCAGAGGCACCCGCCCGCAGCTCCAATGCCATCACCCCTCGTCAGACCCCAGACGACGAGGACGATTGATGGCTGCCCGGGTCCATGTCACGCCGCCCAATCAGCTGCCCACTGACGCGGCGGAGTTGGAGCGCTGCCTGGAAGATGCCGAATGGCGCCTCTTCAGCGGGTGCCTGTATCAAATCATCGTGAAGGGCGAGCCCATCAAGGATGCGCAGGGCAACGTACTGGATGAGGGTGATTCGTTCGTGATGCCCTTCAAACCCAATCGGGCGCAGAAGCGTTTCATCCGGCGGCTCTGGCATCGCAACATTATCCTGAAGGCCCGGCAGCTGGGCTTCACCACGCTGATCGCCATCCTGTGGCTGGATCACGCGCTTTTCAATGCCAACCAGCGCTGCGGCATCATTGCCCAGGACAGGGAGACAGCGGAGAGCATCTTCCGCGACAAGGTGAAGTTCGCCTACGAGAAGCTGCCCGAAGAGATCCGCGAACGCTTCCCCCTGGCGCGCGACAGCACGAAGGAGCTGCTGTTCGCGCACAACAACAGCAGTATCCGTGTGGCCACCTCCGTGCGCGGCGGCACCATCCATCGGCTGCATGTCTCCGAGTTCGGGAAGATCTGCGCCAAGTTCCCGGCCAAGGCCGAGGAGGTGGTGACCGGCTCGTTCCAGGCTGTGCCCAACAGCGGCATCATCGTGGTCGAGAGCACGGCCGAGGGGCAGGACGGCGAGTTCTACGAGATGTGCAAGCGTGCTCAGGCCCTGGTCGCGGCGGTGCGCAAGCTCACAGCCAGCCAGTACCGTTTCCACTTCTATGCCTGGTGGCAGGAGCCGGCATACACCATGGATCCGGCCGGCGTGCCCATCACGCCTGCCCAGCACGACTATTTCAATGCTGTCGAGCTCTCCGAGGGCTGCAGCATCGACCTGGGCCAGCGGGCCTGGTATGTCGAGAAGGCGCGCAACGAGTTCGAGGGCCGCGAGGAGCGGATGTGGCGCGAGTACCCCAGCTCCCCGGAAGAGTCGTTCCAGCAGTCGGTCGAAGGCAACTACTACGCCAAGGACATCGTGCTGCTGCGCAAGCGCGGCGGCATTTGCCCGGTGCCCACGTTGGACCTGCCCGTCTACACCTTCTGGGACATCGGGCGCAGCGACGGCACAGCCATCTGGTTCGCTCAGTTCCTGAAGGGTGGAGCGGAGGCGCGGTTCATCAACTACTACGAAGAACACAACGAGGACCTGCGCCACTACGCTCGCATGCTCCAGGAAAAGGGCTACCTCTACGGCGGCCACTTCCTGCCTCATGACGCCGACGCGAAGCGCCTGTCGGACTACAACAAGTCCGTGCGCGAGCAGCTGCAGGACCTGCTGCCGGGCCACACCTTCTGGATCGTCCCCCAGATCACCGAGCTGATGACGGGCATCTATGCCACGCGCAAGCACCTGAAGGCGGCCTGGTTCGACATAGACGGCTCGCGCGAGGGCATCGAGCGCATCACTGGATACAAGAAAAAGTACAGCCACAGCGAGAGTCGTTTCATTGACCAGCCGGACAAGAGCAACGGATGCACCGAGGGTGCAGACGCGCTTCGCCAATGGGCGCAGGCGAAGGAAAACGGTTTGCTGGACTCGGCCCTGAGCTCGGCCGGCAGCGGCTATCGGGAAGCGCCCGCGCCCATGTGTATTTGAGGACCACCACCATGAACGAACACGCAGCAGAGATTGATCCCGTGGACACGCCCGATGGCGATGTGCCCCTGACCCTGGCCGAGTACAGGACCATTCATGAAGAGATTGATGCCCAGCCGCGCGCCTGGCGCCGCACCGCCGACCGGGAGATGGACTATGCCGACGGCAACCAGCTGGAGACAGAACTGATCCGGCACATGAAGTCCCAGGGCATCCCGGTCGTGCGCGAGAACCTGATCGCGGGCAGCCTGGAGGGCATCCGTGGCTATGAGAAGTCCACGCGCACGGACTGGCGCGTGACCCCGAATGGTCAGCCTGGCGGCCAGGATGTGGCCGATGCCATCAACTTCAAGCTGAATGAGGCCGAGCGCAACGCCAAGGCGGACGATGCCTGCAGCGATGCCTTCTATCCGCAGATTGGCGTGGGCATCGGCTGGGCCGAGGTCAGCCGGTCTGATGACCCCTTTGGCTATCCATATCAGTGCCTGGCCATCCACCGCAATGAGATCCATTGGGACTGGTCTTCCATCAAGCCCGACCTCAGTGATGCGCGTTGGCTGCGGCGCCAGCGCTGGATGCATCCGTCGCGCATTGCGCGCGTCTTCCCTGAGCACAAGGAGCTGGTGCGCCAGTTCGGTCGCGCGGGCGTCAACTGGTGGAGCGGCTACGACACCATGGACGCGGGCGCGAGCACCGGCCTGTCGCGGGCCTGGGACGTGGCGCGGGAATGGACCACCATGGAGGACCGTTGGTACAACCCGGTCAGCAAGGAGGTGTGCATGACCGAGCTTTGGTATCGCCGCTGGTCTGACGTGGTGGTGCTCAAGAGCCCGGACGGGCGTGTGGTCGAGTACGATGAGAACAACCCGGCCCATGTCTATGCCCTGGTCAACAAGGCCGCGAAGTCCATGCGCGCCACAGTGGCCAAGATCCGCCGCAGCTACTGGCTGGGCCCGCACGTCCTGTTCGACGGACCCACGCCCTATGCCCACCGCCACTTCCCATACGTGCCTTTCTGGGGATTCAGGGAAGACAGCACCAACGTGCCCTATGGCTACATCCGCAACCTGCTGGACATGCAGGACACGTTGAACAACGGGAACTCGCGGCTTCGCTGGGGCATGGGCGCGTTCCGGACCGAGCGCACCAAGGGCGCAGTGGACATGACTGATGACCAGTTCCGGCGCACCATTGGTCGCCCGGATGCCGACATCGTGCTCAACGCTGCGCACATGCAGCAGAACGGTGCGCGGTTCAAGGTCGAGCGGGACTTTCAGGCCACGACGCAGCAGCTGGAGCAGTTGGAGAACGCCCGGCGCGCGATCGAGCGGGTGAACCCCGCTGCGGCTGGTGCGTTCTCCGGGCGGCGCGGCACAGCCACCAGTGGGGTCCAGGAGCAGACCCAGGTGGAGCAGGCCAACCAGTCGCTGGCGTACATGATCGGCAACTTCAAGACCAGCCGCACCATGGTGGGTGAGCTGTTGATGAGCATGATCGTGCAGGACCTTGGCCAGGATGAGCAGACCATCATCATCGAGGGCGATGCCATCACGGCAGACCGGGCTGTGACCATCAACAAGCCCGAGGAAGATCCGGAAACTGGCATCCCCTATCTGTCAAACGACCTGCAGCGAACGCGCCTTCTGGTGGGCCTGGAGGACGTGCCCAGCAGCAGCACATTCCGGGCGCAGCAGTTGAGCACCATGAGCGAGGTGGTCAAGTCCATGCCTCCTCAGTTCCAGGCCGTCACCATGCCGATGATGGCCAGCCTGATGGATGTGCCCTTTAAGCGCCAACTGGTTGATGCGCTGAAGGCCGCCGCCGCTCAGGAGTCGCCCGAGCAGGTCGAGCAGCGCATCCAGCAGGAGGTGCAGGCTGCGTTGGTCAAGGCAGGGCACGACCTCAAGGTACGCGAGTTGGAGATGAAGGAGCGCCTGACAGAAGCACAGATCAAGGACATCGTTGCGGCAGCAGTTCTGAAGGGGGTTCAATCCGCGTTCAGCTCAATGCAAGGTGGCGCTCAGGTGGCGCAGATGCCGATGATCGCGCCCATCGCTGATGCGATCATGGCCGGTGCCGGCTATCAGAAGCCCACGCCGGGTGGTGACGATCCGAACTTCCCAATGCCTGCGCAGACTGCGGCCATGAACATCGCAAGCCCTTACATGCAAGGCGGGGGCGCGGCGATTGATGAAGGCGGGGCGCCAGAGGTGCGTGAGAACACAAGCCCCGCATTCCCGTCCGTGCCGCAGGGCGCGGGCTCTGGCATGCATGGAATCGAAACATCATCTATTAGTGACAATTTGCAATAGTTTTTATTGCGTCTTGCTAAGATGCCTCACCATCGCAAAAGGAATTTTCATGAGTGAGTCATTGGTTTGGTATCACGGAACAGACGCATCGAAATTTCATTCGTGGGGGCTTCCTGCTCCAACTAAGGAAGTCCTCCTCCCTCGTAGTCCGGCACTCTTTTTTACTCAAGATATTGAGTATGCAAGAGGGTCAGGCGGTCACATTTGCGAGGTCACGTTGAGTTCCGGTGCCAGAGTGCTGCAACCAGGGAGTGGTGGGCAAGGAAGTGATGCTTTGCGCATTTCGTTGGGAAACGACCAGATTTATGGGCAGTGCCAGCATTTGGTGTCACGGCAACTGTGGGAATACGGATGGCAAAGTGGGGATGTAATTGTCGCATCCCGGACGATTGCATAGACTCTAAACGCTATCCACTCTTCATG